GGCCAAGGGAAAAAAACCTTTACCTGGAATGGCAAAAAGTACACCACCGAGTTGAAGAAAGAAGGCAAAGCCGCCAAGAAACCGAAGAAAGCTAAAGGGTTACGCAAGTTCTTGTTGGGCGAAGACGGCAAGTTTGGCGGCAAGCGAGGAGCGATTGATTTCCTCCCAGGCAAGTCTAGACCGGGAAGGAAAGCCAAGGACGATAAGAAAGCATCTGGTAACAAGAAAACTGCTGGAGAGCGTTTCAGGGATAAAAAAGCCGGTGGCGGCATGATGTCCAAGAAAGGCTATGCCAAAGGTGGTATGACCAAGAAGGGTTACGCAAAAGGTGGTTCTGTCAGGGGCAAGCCCCGTGGTGTGGGTGCTGCCGTCCGTGGTTACGGCAAAGCGTTGAAGTAATGAAAAAAAACTTCCCCGACTTAACGGGTGACGGAAAGGTCACAAGGAAGGATGTTTTGAAAGGTCGCGGAGTCCCTGGGTTTAAGAAGGGGGGCTCCGCTAGAAAGAAGGGCATGGGCACCAAGTGGGAATCTAAGTGGGGATAAACTAAAAGGGGACGATACAAAAACAATGCCATACCTCCAAAGCAACATCCCGCACTTCAAGGCGTGGGTAAGAAGGGAATACACTGTTAATCATGAGCGATACCAAGGCGAGTTCTTACACGCCATGGTCATTGCTGTCACTACGATGCCGACAAGATGTCTATCTTTTCAGGTGATCTTCACAGGTTGTGAGTCAGATGAAGAGGATGAGTCGAATGTGCACGGCGGGGCGATGTGGGCACGCATGCCGATTACCGCGCTAGTCGCAGATACACCTTACGAAGAATGGCCAGAACCGATGGCAGTGCATGATGCCCAGCCGTGGGATTGTTCATCACACACCCATGCGGTGTACGTGCTAGATCGCTGTACGCCCTGTCCGTGGATTGCGAAGATTGACGGTGAGTTCTACCCCGCAAAATACTTGTTCACCGTGGATTATGCAGAGAATGAAATCGCTGATGATCCTGCTCAACACAAGCAATCGCATGTGATGGAGTTGTTGGACGCAGGCCCATGGACGGGGAATATTGTGGCGCTGCCCAATAACAGGGTAAGGGTTACCCACCCTGCTTGGTTTGAGCTAGGCGAGGGAGCCCCGGATTTTAAGCCGTCGCAGCATATTCACTATAGTAAATCTGACTTGGATTATACGTTGGATGTAAATAGAATCTTTGACAACCTGTACGCAGACAAAGAGTAGCCCATGGCGATTGAACGAGGCGTCGATGACGTTGACATAGATGAACTCAATATTGAGGACTCATCAAAAGAACTCGTTGTCGGGGTAGAGGGCCAAGACGATCAGTTCATTGACGACGAAGAAGTTCAAACGCTAGAAGACGGAACGATGGTCTTTGGCCCTGAAGACATGATGGGCGATATGCCTGCTGGTGGCTTCAACGACAACCTTGCAGAGATGATGGAAGACGGCGATTTAGGCCGTGTGTTCAGCGACTGCATAGCAGACATCGATGATGACAAATCGTCACGCAAAGAATGGATGGACCAATACAAGGAAGGTCTTGAGTTCTTAGGCATGAAGTTTGAGGACCGGACAGAGCCCTTTGATGGTGCCTCTGGTGTGATTCATCCGTTATTGGCTGAATCAGTCACACAGTTTCAAGCATCTGCATACAAAGAATTGCTACCCCCCGGTGGACCCGTCAAGGCACAGACGATCGGTATGGGCACGCCGGATACAGACTTGCAAGCTGCGCGTGTTCAGGAGTACATGAACTATCTGCTGATGCAGGAGATGCGCGAGTACGATCCTGAAACAGACCAGATGTTGTTTTATTTACCGCTGTCAGGCAGCGCGTTCCGCAAAGTCCATTTTGACCAATCGCTGGGGCGACCTGTCTCGCGGTTTATCCCTTCTGAAAAGCTGATTGTGCCTTACGGTACGTCAAGTTTGGAAAGTGCTGTACGCATTACGCACGTAGTGGATATGCCCACAAACGAGGTGAAGAAGCTCCAGCAGATAGGGTTCTACAAGAAAGGGCCGATTTCTAACCGTGGCTCTGACGATGAAGGGTACGATGAAGTCGAGGAAGAGATTGATGATCTCCAAGGCGTAAAGCCCTCTGGTGGTGGTGATTACGAGTCAGAACTGTATGAAATTCACATAGATCTTGACCTGCCTGGGTTTGAAGACATGGACATGGAGGGTGAGGAGACAGGCATCAAGCTGCCGTACATCGTCACTATTCTGCCCAAACAATCTCGGGTCTTGTCTATCCGCAGGAACTACCTGCAGAACGATCCTATGCGGAAGCGCATAGATTATTTTGTACATTACAAGTTCTTGCCCGGGGTGGGCTTCTATGGCTTTGGCCTGACGCACATGATTGGCGGGTTGTCGAAAGCCTCGACTTCCATCTTGCGACAGTTGATTGATGCAGGAACTCTGGCCAATCTGCCTGCTGGCTTTAAGGCTCGAGGCATCCGAATCAGGGATGACGACACCCCACTGCAGCCAGGGGAGTTCCGCGACATGGATGCCCCCGGTGGGTCTTTGCGGGATGCGTTGATGCCCCTGCCATTCAAGGAGCCCAGCGGGACACTGCTGCAGCTGCTCGGCATGTTAGTAGAGTCAGGCAAACGGTTTGCAAGCATTGCCGATATGCAGGTAGGCGATGGCAATCAGCAAGCTCCTGTAGGTACGACGATCGCGTTATTAGAACGTGGCAGTCGGGTCATGAGCGCCATCCATAAGCGTTTGCACTATTCGCAAAAAGTGGAATTTAACCTGCTGGCGCGGGTCATTAAGGAGTCGCCCATCAAGGCGTACCCCTACATGATTGCCAATGGTCAGCAGCAATTAATGGTGACTGACTTTGATGATCGTATTGATATCTTGCCGGTCTCTGATCCCAACATATTCTCAATGAGCCAACGGGTCATGATGGCCCAAGAAATGCTCAAGATGGTCCAAGCGAACCCGCAGATCCACGGGCCGATGGGTATGTACAATGCATACCGTCGAATGTACGAAGCCATGGGCGTACAGCAAGTCGAACAGATTCTACCGCCCCCACCGCAGCCTCAGCCCACACCTCCATCAATGGAGAATGCAGGATTCCTACAAGGGCAACCGGCTCAAGCGTTTCAAGACCAAGACCATGATTCTCATATTGCTGCCCACCTGCAGTTGTATAAGACCGCCGTGGTGCAAGGGGCACCCCCGGGACAACAACAGGTAGCTTCTTTGATTCAAGCGCATATCTACCAGCATGTAGACTTCAAGGCGAGAGAGATGGCGATGCAATCACCTGAAGTCACCAATATGCAGCAGCAGATTCAGATGATTCAGCAGCAAGCGATGTCTGACCCTGCGATGCAGCAGCAAGCACAACAAATGCAACAACAGATGCAACAGATGCAGCAACAGATGCAGTTGGTGGTAGAAGATAAGGTGGCGCAGATGACCACTCAGATTCTTGAAGACCTTGCTCCGCAGTTTGAAATGCCCAATCAAGATGACCCGCTGGTCGGATTGAGGCAGGAAGAACTGGAGATTAAGGCGGCAGATGTCGATCGTAAGGCGCAGGAAGCGCAGCAAAGGATTGATCTTGAGCAGCAGCGTTTAGACCAACAGGAAGACATTGCTGATGAAAGGTTAGGCGCACAGGTTGCGATTGCTGGGATGAGGAACGATACTGCACAAGATCGAATTGAATTATCTCGCCAGCAACAGATGGCTAAGACTGCTGAAGAAATGGCAAAAACTTTTTTTGGGCCTAGGCAGTAATACAGAGGAAAAGTAGATGAATCCGATTAAGCGTCAAACATCCTTTAAAGATCCTAAGGTCTCAGACAGCAAGACAACGGTAAAGGACCAAGGCACGGTTAATTACGCAAAGAGCGAAACCATTGCAACGCCGACATCCTCTAAGCCGTTCGGCGCAGGTGAGATGCGTGGTGGTGGTGCAGCCCTCCGTGGCAAGAAGTTCAGCGGAATCTTCTAATGAACTACCCCGGCCCCGGCATGATGCCTTTCTCTCAACAGCAGTATACCCCTCAGCAGAGCCCGTTTGGGCAAGCAATGGGGCGAGGCATGCAGCAGCCCCAGTTCGGCATGCAACAGCCTCAGCAATTTGGAATGCAACAGCCTCAGTTTGGTGGAGGCTTTGGGATGCAGCAACCCAGCTTTGGCGGTGGTTTTGGCATGCAACAGCCTAGCTTTGGTGGGTTCGGAGGCGGATTCGGGA